CGGGCAGCTGTATCCCCAAGGTTGAGGGGAGCTTTCTTCGATCAGTCAACATGGCAGTGTTCTGTTTACGGAACAAATGATCCATGGCCAAAAGATGGACGATATCGGAGGCACAAAAAACGCGCGTCTTTGAATCGCGGACTTTCTCCGCTGCGCGTATCTCATCCTTTAGAGTCGCAGTAAAAACCAGCTGCGGTTGCTCACCACCAAGAATGGCCCGAACAAGGGCCTGAATCTCATCACCATGCTTCATAAGCGCGTCATACTTAGATGTGGAATCAAGGTACCAAGGGAAACCAGGGGACGCATCCATATTGAGCGCAGCTACGCTCTCAGGATAAGGTGTGAGTAAGTCACCCGACCAAACGGGTCTTAGCAACTCTGTGAGATAGGCCTCAGTCTCAGAGATGACAACTTCCGGAAAATAGGCTCGCACAGGATCCGTGAACTTTAGCAATCCAGTTTCAGCCGCAAGCGGCGTCATTACGGATGGCAAGTACGTGTCGTTGCCTTTAACGACAAATGGGATCTTCATGAAATGGGACTGACCTAGCGGTCGGCCTGGGGCTGACCCCAAGGTTTCCAACGGAAAATGGTGGACATTGGCACCGTTGGACCTCCCTCGGCTACCCGTATAAAACGGGGCCGAGAGGTACCGAATTAGTTTTTTGGCGGGTTGCTGAACAGCGCAATGAAAGCGCCGTCAACAGGCCAGGCCAGGTTGTTGACATTCTTCTGCCCTCTGGCAAAATGAATTCCCACCACCTTTCCATTGGAATTGATGTAAGGCGAGCCACAATCTCCCTCTATTGAACCACACGTAGTGCGCATGGTCTTCTTGAGGGGCCCATCCTCGAAATTCTCGACACAACCTTGAGACATGATGTTGTCGTGGCCGATTAAGGCAACGGCTTGTCCCACAACGGGGAGGTCAAACCTGTTCTTGGGAAGTCGAGCCGGCCCATCGAAGGGCTTACAGAGGATGATGTCGGCGTTAGAGCATTTATAATCTGCCCAGGGCTTTGTGATGGCCCAGCGCTTGTCGCCGAACTTAAAATAGGACGCTTGCTCCTCAAGAGCATGGGCGTTCATGAGCACACCAACACTAGTGTTCAGGCAGTCCGAGATGAACTCACCAGACTCAGTGGTGACCACACCCTTGGCTTGGGTTATGGTGTTGATTGGAAACTTGGGGCTCGAGGGGATCAAAGACTCCAGTTTGAATTTCGTCACCTCAGTGACGACAGGAGGAACAATAGGTTTGGCGGCAGGAACGGCCGCTTCCTTCTTAGGCTTGGCAGGCCCAGACTTGTTCTTTGCAAGAGCAGCGCTCAGGTCAGCCATACCCTGCTTGGGATGTTTGGCGACCCAATGGTCGTTTAGAGCTGCGCGGTTCTTTATGCCTGGTGGGGTGCGAAGCAAACAGATCGGGCACAATCGATCAGTGGACTCAAGGACAGGCGTGGGCACGGCAGCCGACTTAACGGCCGCTTCAAGGACTTCCATCCGTTCAATAAAACTTTTTAAGGAATTATCGCTCATGCCAGCGTCTTTCGCAATGCGTTTGCAGCGTCCATGATTATCAGACTCAGGGATCATTGAATCATCGGAGTTGTCAACATAAAAGGTCTCCTGAGTAC